GGAAGCGATGGCGTCGCGTACTGGTTGGATCAGCCAGTTGTCGGCGAGTCGTGCTTCGACATACAAACCATGCTCGTCTTCACGGAGTTTGGTGATCTGTCCGAGTGGCATGGATCCGAGGAGCGGATGGCGGCCGTGTTCGAATTGGAGGACAGGCATTTTGGCGTTGATAGAGCGTTTGAAAGCTCCTGGGCGGATTCGTTCTTCGAAGCGGCCTTCGTAGTTGTCAATCATGGTGGAACGGTTGAAGACAGCGGCGTACCCGGTGAGGGTCAAGCCGTCTTCCGTGTCGTGTGCCGACCTAACTTCGAAAGGAACGTCACGGTAAAGATCCGAGCGTGTTTCCGTTGAGCGTGCCGATTCCATTTCGATCATGGGTTCTTCCTCGTCGATATTTTGAGCGTCGTGATCCATCAGGCTTTCGGGGATGATCCAGTATTTGCAGAGTCCATTGGGGTCGATTTCGCCTGAGACAATTTCACAGGCTCGGCCTCCGGCGTAAAAGATACAGTTACTACAGACCATTCCTTCGGAAGCGAAGATGTTTTCGTCAGGGTAGATGTAGTGGGCGCCTTGCGCTCCGACTCCTTGGTCAAACTTTCCGAAGACGTCAACAACATCCTCGAGGTCTTCGTAGATTTGGTTTTGCAGGGGCGTTATGGGGTAAATGGTTTCGATGTCTCGGATTTCATCCATAACGGACCTTTCGTCGTTGTTGAAGTCTTCCATGATGGCCTTCGCTCTGCTGAAACCGGGGTCTCCACCCCAAAGCGCCCAAGCGATTCGGCCGTTGCTGGGGAATCCGTCTTCTCCTGGGCTGAATCCTTCCGCTTTTTTGTCGACTTCGTGACGGTCGAAGAACGCTTTGACTCTTCGCCAAGTGTTGATGGGGAGGTCTTTGCGGTTGACGATGTCTCTGGCGCGCGCGATACCGATGGACGTTCCGCCTCGGCCAAACTCTCGTCGCCAGTCCAAACCACGCTGAGCCTCTTCAACCATGCCATCGGTCGGAGGGTACGAGTCAGCAGCTCTTGGTTCGTCAGTTCGTTTTGGACGTCGAGGTTTCTTGGTGTGATAAGAGTTCTCACCATATTCGGCGATATTGAGGGCCGTCAGTTGATCCTCTGCCTCGGATTCGGTGATGTGACAACCCAAGACTTCACCGGTCTCCGATTTGACCACGGCGTAGCCATCGCAACCTTCAGCCTCATCCGTCACTTCATATGGCATTGGTTTCGCCATCTGTCGGCGCTTGGAGCTGCACAGAGAAGACGCCTGTGTGTTGAAGGACTGTGGAGTCGCCTGTGGTGATGAACTTGGTGACTGTCGAAGGTTCGAAGCCGGCTTCGACGAGCTGCCGCATAGAAGAGGCTTGGGTGGCTCGGATGTCGGCTTCGTCTTTGCGGTCTTCCTGAAGGAACATGATTTGCGATTGGTCGAAGGAAAGTTCCGCTGGCGTCCCGACTGGCAAAGCCAAGATTCGTTCCATTGATGCACACAAGTTCTGGGCGGTAGGTGTGAACCAAGCGTCAGACCACATTCGACGGGTTTGGGAGTAGTTGCCGGCGTTGAGAGCCGAACCGGCCAAACCTTCGGAAATGCCGAGAACAGTTGCTGGGACTCTCGATCGGAGGGCGATGCGGGTTTCGTCGACACCCTGAGTGTTTTTGAGGTCTAACTGTTGCAGGTTGGATCCGGCGACAGTGACATCAGCGCCTCCACCCAGAATGAGGGTTTTGTAGGCGTTGGCTGAGCCTTCGTGGCGTTGGTTGATAACGCCAGCCATGTCGGTCGCCTGCTGCTGGGTGGTGTGTGGGTCGAGGGTGACGATGAGTTGCGGGGTTGCAGCGTTGGCGAAGAACTTGGATTTGAACTCTGTGGCCTGACGGTCTGTGGTGATTTCGGAAAGGACCGAACCAATCCATGACTGACCACGCCACCAATGCATTGGGTCCGGTTCCGGCTTCCAATGAGCAACCTGTGATGGGGCGAGGAAGACGGGTGGTGTTTGTGATGAGATGCCACCCGGCTGGTAGGAGTAGCCGGCGAGTTCAGTGTCGAGCTGTGCGGTCGGGTCGACATCAGATTCGTAGGAACCATAAACAACGGTCACCCAGTCGGGGCGAAGAAGGCGGAGTTGGCCGCCATTGCGATAGAAGAAGGCGTTGCCGGCGAGGCTGTTGTGCTGCTCGGCACAGTAAAGAATCTCGGCTCGAGTCAGATCACCAGGACGCTCGAGGACACTGAGTTCAGTGTTTCCGAAGAGCCGACCGTTTTCGCCTTGGAGCAGTGACTTCCATTGAAAGCGAAGTTGGGAGATGAGCAACGCGCGCGCTGTGATGGCAGCTGCTACGACTCCGGACTGGTTGTAGATGCCTTGGACATAGCCCGGGAAGTTCGCTGAGACGGCTGTGCCTGGTGCGCGCAATGGCGACGAGATGCCTTGGTAGGTGTTTCCGTTGAAGGAGAACATGGCGAGGACATCTTCGAAAGTGAGTCCGTTGGCGTAGGAGCGTTCTGGTTCACTGGCATTTCGGAGGCGGTCTAGAAGTCTCATTCAACATCCTTGAGGAGGCCGGCGATTATGAGGGCGACACCTGGGACACATAAAGCAAGCCAGGGGAGTGGGGAAAGTGCCAGACCGATTGTCAAAGAGACAATGCCAACGATGACAGACAGCAGAGCGGTTTTCATGCGAGAAGAGCGAACGGGGCGACTGGCTGTTCGGGGGGCATTTTGGCGACCTCGTCGTAGGAGAGGATTGCGGCTACTAAACCGTCAATCTTGGCATCAATCGTGGGCTTGACAATGGCTGGCAGATCAGACCTGCCTTTCGACTTTGTCAACAATGCATTCAACGCATAATCGCGCAGTTCTGGCGAACCGTCATGGGTGAAAGATTGTTCGTCGATTGCCTCCAAGAATCTATCAATAGCCGGACCCATGCGAGTAGGTCTGTTTGTCAACACTTCAACGACGACAGGTTCACCGAATCGTTCGCCAAACTCTTTTTCCCATGAGTCAATCTCTTCACGCCAGCCAGGAGGGTCGCAGGCGAAGCGGCGAACCTCGAACTGTTCGCGTAGTTCCGTGACTTTCTCTCGGATCTCTTCTCGAGGGACTCGATAGTCACGGCCGGCGAACTCTGGACGCTTCCAAGCGTTGATGAGGAACAAATGTGGCTTCTCAGTCAGCACCCAGCCGACGAGGACAGTGTCGTCGGCGTGTTCGCCACGGTCGGAGCCGTCGAATCCGATGGCAATGAACTCTCCGCCAAGCGGATTGAGGTTTGGAGCTGCCAGCGCGTCCCATTTCTCCGGATCTATGGCGCGTTGGTCACCCTTCCAGCGGAGATTGTGGAAGTAGCGGGCGTTTTCGGCTTTGACGGACCCTGGCGCTCGGATTTCGTGTTCGATCATGCCAGCAAGGTCCATCCAATCCGCTGCCGGCCCATAAGCTTCCTTCAGAGAGGCCAGTTGGGCGACATCGTCGTCCCAATTCGACTCTGTCATGACGCCTTCCCGGTGATGCCAGCAGAAACCAAAGGATCTTTTCTGCTGCTCCATCAGTTTCTCCGCCTCGTCATACAAATCCTCGGCGACGGAATGCTGACCAGGTTGAAACATGGTGGTCGTCGCCAACATCCACGGCTGAGCAATCTTCCGCTTCCGAGTGTTTCGCCGAACCATGGCGTGCATCTGCCGCAACTCTGGCAAATAGTAAAGATGCGGTTCGTCAACAATAGCGAAGGACTCTTTGCCACCATCTTTAGAAGCAGCGCCGGCGCTTGACGGGCGAACCTCACCCAAACGGCCACCCTTGCCGATAAGGGTTCGGGTGGATCCGATGTCGAGCTGTGAGAAACCCCATTCCGAGGGGAACAGTTCGCGCGCGTGCTCGAGCATGGCTTGAACATTGCCGTAGGTGTTGCCAGTTTGGTTTTCTTCTGTGGCAAGCGGCCTGATGAACGGATAGGTGACAGGTTTTCCCACTGGATCTCCGTTGGCATCCCAACCGTCAAAGCGAACGGGTCCGAGGAGTTCAGCACAA